ATACGATCAGATTTAGCCTTCGCATATAGAGGGGCTGTATCAATAATAAATTGAATTGCTTTTGTGGGTTCGTTCATGGTTGGCCTTTAAACTTTAAACCCTCTTGCGCCATTGCTTCTTTTAAGTACTTCAATCCTCTTGGCCCTAGATTGGGGATTCTTTTAATATCTCTTTCAGGCCATTCGCATAGTTTCTTTTTAGTATAGATATTCTCAGATATTAAACAACGATAATATCTAATTGGTAGATTTAATTCTTTAATATCAGAAGTTTCATATTCTATTTTCTGTTCTTCGTCTCTTTTCCATTCAGCGATAATCCGATTTCTGTTCTCTAGCATATCCTGAGCGACTCGGTATGCTGTTTGGGATAGGCTGTGCGGGTTGGTTATCCCAAATTTCTCAATTTGAGCGTTCATTGCGTTAATTGCAAAGTGATCTAGCAGCTCTTCATTTGTCATTTAATGTGTCTTTCATAGTGTCGGTATGTTGGGGCTACTTCATCTCTACCGCATCTCCTACCATGCTCGTTGGCCTCTTGCAAAGCCTGAAAAGCCCATTTGCAGTTAGTGCATACCCAATAGGGCGGGTTGCCTGGTGCGTCTTTCTTTTGTTCAATCATGTTATTTCCCTGATTGCCTCACCATATCCACTCATAGGCTCTCCCATGTCTTCCCATAATTTTTTATCTAGTTCATCACACAATTTTGCACATTGCTCTCTCTCTTGTTGAGCAACTAGAAAAGCAAAGCGCTCAATCCATTCAGTAAGTTCATGGTCTGACTGGGTTGACATACTGTAGATTTCATTGTCTTTAATGTAAAACCCTGATTCTTTTGCCAGTTTGATAATGTTTTCTCTGTTCATGTTATTTCAACCACTAGGTTGCCGTTTGATCTGATGTAGTCTTTGGTCTTTTGGATGTACTTCTCAAAATCTGCCCTTGGTATGCTTGATTGCTGGAGGTCTGCATAGGCTATGAGGTCTCGAACTGCCTGAATTCCCTCACCCGACAAACCCATCTTCAAAGTTTTCATGTAGCGTTCGGCGGCTTGGTGTAGGGCATCTTGGGCTTTTTGGCAAACAGGCATCACTTCATCTTTTCCGATATTGTGCCTTGCCATCGTTTCGGAAAGATTAAGGACATCTACTAAGGTTCGCCAATCGGTTACTGTTCCATGTCCTTTGGTCATTGCTTCTAGGGCTGAATATTCCATCATTCTTAGCTTGTCCAATTTGTCTCTGTGGGTGATAGAAGCACCGATAATCCCATGTTGAATTGGGTCTATCAGTGCCCAGACCTTGCGCTTGGTTCGCTTTCTCATTCGTGCTTGTAATTGAGCTTGTGATGTTGAAAACGCATTGCGGCTTCCATCTCTAGTTCTTTGAAGTGTTCGTCAGAGAATAAGCCTATGACATTGCGACCCTCAAACCAAACCTCTTTGATTGACTCGTTATAGGTGGTTTCGCCATCGTTCTCATACTCATAGACGACTGTGACGATCTCGCTACCTTCGCCTGTGGTTGTGTCAAATTCCCAAGTTTTTTCCATGTCGTAACTCCTGTTAAAAATTAAATGTTATTCCTGTTTGACAGGATTTTGAATAGGGACTTACCCTAGTCTCCGCAGAAACAAGAAATTCCCTCTTCATTTTTGTCAAACATGTCTGTCTGTGCCAAGGCAAACTTATGCATTTGGGCATAACTTGGGCGGTCTTTGCGGAACTTTGCTCCATCACCATAGGTTTTGTTGCTACTGTTTGCGTGAGCTTCCATCTCCATCCACCACAACGCTCTCTCTGGCTTTTCTTGAATCAGGGACTGAATCTGGTGAGCAGGCTTTAAAAAGCACAAATCACAGTTTCCATGCATTGTTACCCCGTTGTTATTTGGTAACTTTAGGTCAAATGGATGGTTTTTCCAGAACCTTCCCACATCTTCTTTTGTAATTCCTGCCACGACTAAAGGTGTTCTGCTTCGGTCAATCTTGGCTGCTCTTCTCTGCTCATCAGCCCTAATCCCAACCCAATCCATGTTTTCGTTATGTTGCCAACCCAAAGACTTCAAAAAGTGGTGAATAACCCGAATCTTCATGTTAATTGTGCAGATCCTGGCAACAGGGTTTGGAAGGTAAGGCTTCCCATTTTGGTTAATCGAGTCAAAGAAAGGTTCGCCATTGCGACTTGCTGTCTCAAAATTAACCACCTTGAACCGCTCTTTTGGGATTTCATGGGCTTTGTACTCAAGCCAATTTATCTTGACATTCCAATTGGTTTCACAGGCGTGGACGAACTCTAGGGTTTCCTCACATTCTTTCCCTGTATTGGCAAAACAGACAATGGCCTCTGGCGGTAGGCTCATCTGGTGAGCCTCTAGAATCTTGTAAAGCATGAATGCCGATGTTCTGCCTCCTGAGAAGCTGATACAGGTTGGCTCTAAAATTTCAAATGGGTTGCTCATTCCAAACACTCCTTAACGCAAATATCAACGCCTGGCACAGTTGAATAAACCTTGGAAAGATGGATATTCACAATCTGCGAGTCGTCCTTGTAAACCACGCCGTTCATGCCGTCTTCCACGCTCTTGAGAATATTTGACCCATCTGGCTTACGAATAGGCTTTTCTGAGCCGTTTTGGATGGCTTCTAAGCGTTTTTTGGTGCATGACTTAGGGATTGGTACTCTGATGTACAGATACAGGCTTACAGGGGTTTCCAATGGTTCTGTACTTCCCATTGCTTCCCTTGAGGCTTCTTTGATCAGGGCTTCATAGGTTCTTGTTTTCTCAGGGGTGTAGGTGGAAATATGGTTTCCCCTTCGTACATACCTAGCTCTTTGTTTGCCAACAGGGTTAGCGTCTACTTTAAAAGTGACCATGAATGTCATAGAAGTGTTCCATCCTTAATTCTGTTCATGTAAGTGCGTATGCGATCTCTTGCCCCTGCGCCATAGATTCGCTCTGCTCTCTCTAGCCGACCACGGACAAAATCTCTGTCTTTGTTTGTCTCCCAAGTGCGATAGATTTCCCTAGCCTCTGCGATCTCTAAGGTTTGTCTATCGTTTGGGCTTTCTATGTTTCGTCTGGAATACATAAGTCGCCTGTTAATTCCAATGCTTTGTTTATCAGGTGTAGAGGGTATGGGACTCCCTCTTTTACCTTGTCTAACAGTTTCATGGCTTCATTGTGTGACATTTGTTTTCCATTTGTGTTGCTCAAGCCACTTCTTAGCCTTCTCTTTAGCCTCTAGTGCTGCTTGTTTTTCAGCTTCGGTAGATTGTTTTTCAATCTGCAAAACCTCTTTGATAGGTATGTGTGGGCCTTGGTTGCACAAATTGCGGAACTTGATGGCGCTCGGAATGAATTCTCCATCCAGTTTGGCAATAGCAAAGTCCATGCTTGGTCTGTAGGTCAGGAAGCGACCTAGTTGGTTTTTCCATTCTTGTCGAACAAAGTCTGGGTCTATTCCATCAAAGTGCCGATTAAATGGTGTGCCAAAGATTGCCATCATTCTCGCAAAGATGTAGTCCAATCCTTGGTCTTGCGTACAAAAATCAGTTTCCAAGTAGTTTGACATTGCCACCTCCGATTAAGCCTCTTGTTAAACCAGAAATAACCCGTTGGTTCATCTGACCAGTTTTGCTTAGGTTTTCGTCTTTAACCCAATCAGCTTTGAATGACTGCCAGTTTCGGACAATGGTTTCTTTCAATGCGTCTTCCAATGACCAACCAGCAATTCTTGCTTGCTCTTGTATACCATCAAGAACCAATTGAGTTACACGAGCTTTCTTAGATTTCCTATGAGCAATAAATTCTTGCCAAACAGAATCAGAAACACCGACAGGTGTTGCAACGACAGTTGCTTTCTTTTGTGTCTTGTGTTCTGTGTTATGTGTATTGGGTAATGTGTTATGTGTAGCATTGCTTTCGGATTGCGTTTGCAATGCGTTCGCATCACGCTTATTCCATCTAGCTTTGGCACTAGCACTAGCCTTCTCTGATTTGTCACCAGCCTTGGCTATTTCCTTGTTAGCCCTGTTATGAATCCATCCATTATCTGTGCGCTCGAAATACTCTTGCAGAACGATTGCAATGCTTTCGGTATGCGAACGCATACGAATCTGTCTTGCAGTTTCTTCGATTTCTAATGGGATTGGTATTTCATGGAGATAGTACCAATCAAGCAAACGCCTGTAGACTAAATCCTCGATCTCAGAAAGATGAGAAGTGTGACTTTGATAGTCACCAATGTTAAAAGAGTAATAGTACATAACTCGCCTTTTACAGCTCCCTAAAAGAAACTGCGGCAGGAGAGGGAGGAACTCTTTTCGGTCTGCTCATGACTTCAGACCTAGCCGTGTTTCAAAACATTGTATCAAATAAATTGGTTATTTGTGATTTCTTTTTTAGGCTTTGGTTTGCCAAACAATCTCTTAGCTTGTGCGTTCATTACCGCATACTCAGCTTTACTGAAGATTCCGTAAGTTTGGATTCCACAAATGATGGTCTTATCCTCTTTAGGCTTTGTCAATGTGTACTTAGCCACCCAGTAACGTCCCACTTTGACCTCTTCTGTCGTTAGCTCACCCTTATATCTGAGTTTCTTTGCAGCAGACAAAACAGCAGACTTTGGCATCCCTGTCAAACGACAGAGTTCCTCGGAGGTAAGTGGCCCATTCTGTAGAGCCTCAATGATTGTGGCTTGCGTCATTTGTAGAGTCTCTGAAGGTTGATAGGACGATTCACTTGTAATTCAAGTGTTCTTGCAAGCAAAGCAGTAATACTTGCTGAGAAGTCCTCTGGTTCGGTTGTATAAGCCTCTGCCATTGTTTGAGCGTACCCAAGCAAGGTTTCGGCACAAGTTTGTTCAATTTGTTCGATGTTCATAGCGTAAGACTAGCATGATAAAAAACTATGCGAAAGTAGGGAAAACCCCTATGTAAAAGGCTAAAAAGGTGTGGCACATTACAGGTGTTGGGAATCTCAAGGCACGAAGTCCATCGAGCTAAAAAGTTGCAATGCCATCGAAACTTGCTCTCAACATGAAAGATTACTTCTTTCATCAACAGGGACGAATTGCAAAAACGGACAACTTTGATAAACAAGTTAACAGGAGTGAATATGCCGATTCTTAATGGAAAAAAGGTCGTAGACCTTGAGGTAGATGGAGTAGATCCAAGAGATTATCCAGATTTTTCAGATGCCTACTTCTCTAATGGATGTTACGAAGATGGAACACCTTTGACAGACGATGAGTTGGAAAGACTCAATGACCTGGCCTCTGATGTTCTTTGGGAAATGGCTTTCGATAGGTTGCACTAATGAAATCACTATTTCAAACCTATGTGGAAGAGTTCTCTGACATTAAATACTGTCCTTATTGTCTGACAATAAAGGGGAACAGAATAGTTTGCTGCCAAGAAGCAGACTTCATTGAGTTCAAGGAATTAGACCTTGACCAACAAACACAAATAATCGACCAAGAGTTAACAGAGAATTTTTAAAGGAGTGAATATGTCAATAGAAGTATTGCTTAAGAAAAACGTCAATGAGCACGTTGAGAAGAAAAACAACCTGTCCTACCTGTCATGGGCTTGGGCATGGGCAGAGGCTCTTAAAGCTGATCCTAGTGCCTCCTATAAGGTAGAGATGTTTGGCGACAAGTGTTTCATGGACATCAATGGTACGGCAATGGTTTTCGTTACAGCAACCATGTTTGGCAAACCAATGACCTGCCAACTTCCTGTGATGGACTACAGAAACAAGGCTATCCCTAATCCTGATGCTTTTGCAGTTAATACAGCCATCATGCGTTGCATGACCAAAGCCTTAGCACTTCATGGACTTGGTCTATATTTATATAGCGGTGAAGACGTCCCCGAAGAGGGTAAATCAGTAGTGATTACGCCTACTCAGGGTGCAACAGACAATATTCCTCCAGAGGAATTACAGTACTTGCAAGAGATGGCAGTCGATTTGATTGCGATGTGTGAGCAAGGTGATCCCAAGTCAGCTTGGGAGAAGTTAGAGGGAGAGAACCTAGACGATCAACAAAAGATCGCCTTGTGGACACTCCTACCAAGTAAAGTGCGTTCTGCTTTGAAAAAGGCTAAGGAGTTATGAATGGAAAGTGAAGACATACGCCCAATAGATTTTTTACCAAACACATTTATTTCCAGAGATGGTCGATTATGGAGAAATGGCAAAGAAAAAAAGTTTACTGTTGGATCAATAGGTTATGAAGTTGTTAGTTTTTCAATAAATAACAAAACAAAAACCTATTACAAACACCGATTACTACTTCATGCTTTTGTGGGCAAATGTCCAGATGGTTGCGAAGTGTTGCATATCAATGGCAATAGATTAGATAACCGACTTGAGAATCTAAGATGGGGAACACGAAAAGAAAATGTTTCCGATGCTATTAAGCATGGAACTGCAACCATTGGATCAAAAAATGGTGCTGCCAAATTAACTGATGAGATGATTAAGACTATTCGTCAATCTAGGTTAATAAATGATTCTGTAGACAAACTATCGAATCAATTTCAAGTGTCTGCAACAACAATCAGACGAGTTTTAAATGGATTGACATACAAAGGAGTATGAAAATGGAAAAGCGTGATAACAGTGGTGTTTTGTTCCGATCAGATAAAAAAGAAAACGATCGTGCGCCTGATTACAAAGGAAATATTACTGTAAATGGTCAGGATTACTGGCTGTCTGCATGGATTAAAGAGGGAAAGAGTGGCAAGTTCATGGGCTTGGCATTGTCTCCAAAAGAACAACAGCGTCCATCAGAGAGGTCTAAAGCGACCAACTTTGATTCAGACGATATGCCATTTTAGTATGGTATATTAGCGGCATACCATTCTAAAGGAGAAGTTATGAAGGTATGTCGTGATTGCAAACAAGAAAAGCCTTTTTCTGAGTTTTACAAACATCCTAAGATGGCTGATGGACATTTGAATAAATGTACTGAATGCGTAAAAAATAGGATAAAAAAACATAGATATGAAAATCTTGAAAAGATCAAAGAGTACGATAAAAAAAGGTCAAAACTTCCACACAGAGTAGAAGCAAGACTTAATTATCAGAAAACAGATCAAGGAAAACAGGTAAGAAGAAAAGCAAGTGAATCATATAAAAAAAGGTATCCATTAAAGTATGCGGCTCATGTAATAACAAGAAACTACATACGAGATGGAAAACTTCAAAAATCTGATTCATGCTCAATTTGCAAATCAACACATTTAGTGCAAGCTCATCATGACGACTATACAAAACCTTTGGAAGTTAGATGGCTCTGCGTTAAATGCCATCATATATGGCATAGATCAAACAAGCCAATATATGAATAAGTCTGCCATTTTGATGTTTAACGGGGGAAAGCGGATGCCTTGCGACAGAAATGTCGGACGAACTTGGACGCAGCGAGTACCCCACCCAATAGGAGTTAATGATGATTTTTGATAATATGAAGCAAACAATGGACAGATTCTTTGGTCAACCAGCATTTAAGTTGGTACGCAAAGAAGACCCTATAACGAGCCATCAAGCCGCCCAAGGGGTAGATAGCGCCAAGATAGAGAGCATGGTCTACGAGGCCATTAAAGGCTTTCCTGATGGGTGTATTTCAGACGATGTACTGGCAATGTTCCCTCAGTACCCATATTCCTCCATAACAGCACGATACAAGTCTCTGTTAGACAAGGGATTCATTGAGATTACTGGTGTTCGAGCTGGTAAATCAGGCAGAAACCAACGGGTTATGAAGGCCACAAAATGACACTTCCTCCACATTCCAAAATCAGTTATCCATCTACTCCCCTGAAAGACTTCAAGTGGGAGTCAGGATCGGATGTCCAGGCACTATGGAGAAAGCATGGTTGGACTCCACCCTCAGAGAAGATGCTACCGCCTCCACCAGAGAAGGTTGAATTCAGGAGAGTGAAATGATTGGCTTCAAGATTATTGGTTGTTTACCAAAAGAGCCTGATGCCAAGTGCAAGAACTGTAAGCGCTATGGTTTAAAGGATGTACTTCATGTTTCTTGCGTCAACAGCAAGGACAAGGCTTGCATCTATATGCCTATCTCTTTGCAGGAGAAGAAATGAGTAAAGAGAGAAAAGAGTTACAAAGCATGGCATATGCTTACATAGATGGCTTATTTGACGGGAAAAAGAAGCGCCCTTGGGTTGGTCTAACAGATGCTGAATATGAGCAAATTCATCTTCAAATGAACCCAATGTACTTCTACAAGGATTTTGCCAAAGCTGTTGAGGCCAAACTCAAGGAGAAGAACCATGGATGAACACTCAAACGGGGCTGACATCTACCGAGCAGAGGGTGCATACAAGTTCCACATACCCGAAAGGTCTGATTGGGCTTGCTATATGTTTGGCAACAAACCAGAGGTCAATGATGGTATTAAATACATTCCCAAAAAAGGATGCGAACCAAACTGGTTTGTGCGTTGGATGATGAAGGTTTGTTTTGCCTGTACTTGGGTTAAGGAGAAGAACACATGACTGATTGGATGACTGAAGAATATGGGATACCCCATAAAGATGGAAAAGTACGATGGTATGTAATTGGATTCCAAGAAGATATGTTTGAATATCTTGGTTGGTTTGACATGACAGAATGGGATGAGGGATTTGAAGAGGTATTAACCAGCGCTAGATCACTCAAATTTGTTGTCGATGCAGATGAGGATTATCGTATTTTACGCCATGACCAATTATTACAGTTAAAGAATAATGTAGATTGGGCATTAGAAGAGGCAATGAAAGTTCAAGGTGAAACCACATTTGAGTGGTGGTATGAGCAAAAGAAACTCAAGGAGAAAACATGACTCAATGGACACCTGAAGAAGATGAAGCCTTTAACGAGGTAGAGAAACAATCTAACCTTGGTAAGCAAATCCTAAGAGCAAGCAAATCTAGTGGTATGGACTGCTGCACATACGATTGTGTTCAAGGCAGAAACTGTCCTGTTAGAAGGAGAACGCTAGAAGAGGTAGCCCTAGAGTTTGACAAGATGAAACCCTTTGGCGACACAGCATTTAGCTTTGCCACCTTTGTAAGAAGAATGAAAGGTTAAGTAAGGACGGAGAGAGCATGGGCAATGTGCTTTTCTCTGTCTGCCAAACCTATAAAACCGCCGTTGATTTTTTTAGTCATGGTCTTGTAGTCACGAGAATCAGCATACTGGTTTAGCTTGTGGGTGTCCCAGAAAAAGCCCGCCGTCAGCGCCGCATACATTGGAGTAGCCACTAGGTCTGGATTCATCACAAAGTCCTCTCCTAGTGCTTTTCCTGCGTGGAAGTACCCTGCATGGCCTGTAGTTTGGAAAAGACCTCTGCCTCGGAAACGATACCCATCCCCAGAAGCCTCATCCCTGTTGCCCATCCTGTTGGCATAAACAGAGTTAGCAATCTTCTTTGGGTCACGCTCATATTGCTTGGCAAACTCTAGTGTTGGGAATCTTTTAGGCCACACCTTCATCAAAGTTTCAGCACGATAATTCAAATTCTCAACTAGCATCTTAAAGTTGCCACTTTCGTGACTAGCCTGACCAATAAAAGCGGCTTTTCTAAGCGGATTCATAATGTCAAAACGAACGAAAGTCTCGTTAAGCGCATCCACCCATTGTTCACCAATGTGCAGTTGTTTGAGTTGGTCACTTGTTACCATTTAACAAATCTCTCATTTGATTGTAAGAATCAACGCAAGCATTGAGTGCAGCAGTATTCCGATCACCAGCCGCCACTATTTCTGCGATGGCTTGGAGGGTTGCTCTTTCGGCATCAGAAGGTTCGTCAGGCGCTCTGTCAGGTTCACGGGTTGCTTTTGTATCTGTGGTGGCAACGGGGGTATTTGTGGGGGCTTGTACACAACTGGCGGTGGGGAGCCGCACCCGACCATCCCGAATAGCACGATCAAGAGCAGACTGTTTCTGATTGACAACATTGTTAACCTCCAAAAGTTTACTGGCAGTAGTGTTTAATTGCTCGTTAAGTTTCTGTTCTGTCTGGCGAGATTCTTCGTTCTTCCTGGCGATCTCGATCTGCATTTCCTTGTCTCTGTCTGACCAACCAAAGTGATAACCACCTCGGTAAGTACCAAACAGAGTAATACAAAGACCAACTAAAACCCAAGGAAGTGGTATGCCAAACATTATCCAACCTCTTTTCTAGCCATCGCCAATTGCTCACGCTCGTGATCTGGTTCTAACAAATCTGGAGGTGTAGTCGGGGGTGGTGGTGGTGTCCAAGATTCATCTAAATCAGGGTTCTTGAAGTTCAGCCAGTTAGGTGCTGGCGATGTAGAAGTCCAAGTGTTTTGAGCCACAGGAGGCGGTGGAGGCGGGGTAGGTGTGGGTGGAGGCGAAACAGCGTTCTGTATGGCGTTTACAGCCGTTCCAACACCCTTCTTACCGATAACACCACCAATACCACCCACGATAAGCAGAACAATGTCGTTCAGCATCTTGGTGTAGGCCATATCTATTGGGGCCATGCTCTTGATAGGTTGTGTCACAAAGGTGACAGAGTAGAGCAAAGCAACAACAATAAAGCAAAGAATCAATGTGACCATGACGACCACAAAGCCCCAAACATAGGTCTCTACTTCTTCAATTGTTGGTCTTTGGTTCTTGGACATCGTTAACCTTTTTTTCAAGAATTGGTGCTACTAGATATTCAGGACAAGTCTGGGTGAACAGACACTTCGGTTTCTGACAGTTGGCATGAACAAAGTTATCAGGATTTTGGCAAAAGTACCTGTATCTGTCGTCAAAGCAACCAGATAAAAGTACTGCTGATAACAAAAGTAAATATCTCATATTGGCAACTTTTCTAGCAGAGCGTTCATGATTCTGTCTGACAAGAAGTTAGGGAGAATTTTCATAATGTCAAAGAACAGCATTGCTCCCCATGTATAACCCACTATCTTGAAGCACATATCTGCTTGCTTCTGATAGAAGTTCATTATCCACACCTAACCTTTGCACAATGCTCTAGCACCTCATAGATGCCATAAGCAGAAAGAATAACCACTAAAAGTAGTCCACCAAGCATTAGACCTAGTTCTAAGTCTTCTTGTTCTTGCTTTTTCTTACGAGCAAGGGCTTCTTTCTCTTTACGAGCATTGTGGGCTTCTTGTACATCCATCGCAGAAGCACGAGCCTTGATCTTCGCCCAGACATCCATCTTATTAGCCTGAAAGAACAACATCTGAAGTTCTTTCTCAAACTCACGGGTCTGCTCAAGAGCCATCTCAATCTCGATAGCCATACCCATGCTAGAGCCACCCTTCTTCTTGGACTCTACAACAGCCTTCGTAGCCTCACTCTTGGCATTGAAATACTTACCTAGTAGTGGCCCAAGTGAAGCAACATCATCAACAGTCTTAGAAGCCTGTTTAATCAGTTTTACAGCACTTTGAATCCCTGCTAGAGCGCTGACTGGATCAATCATGGTACTACTCTTGTTTGATTGTTAAAAAGAAAGAGGGATTTTTGCCCTTGAAGCTTCCATTAATAAAGCATTGATGTCTCTCGTTGTGCGGTCTAAACCAGTCTGATCATTAGAACTTTGTTGAGCCATTGATCTACCCATCAAATCTTTCAATTCTTGATTAAAAATGGCTTGACGTTGTTGATCAATTGTTGCTGTTGGCTCTGGCGGCTGACCACCAAGTTCTGCTGGCATTTGCCATTTTGGTAATTCAGTAGGCGCGGTTTCCAACTCTGGTGGCATAACCCATTGCATTGGCGCTTCTGGTGGCTGTTGCTCAACAGTTTGCTCACCAGGAGTTGAAACCACACCACCAGTTACCAAAGGACGCAAATCATCAAGTGATTTGGCAGATAACATAACTGAACGACCAGCTTTTGTATCAAATACGGATCTTGATAGGGCTTCTATAGCTCTGTTAACAGGAACTGCCGCAATAGCCGCACCTGGCGCACCACCAACTGCCGCACCAACACCAACACGCATACCTTGCGTTACAGCCTCATCTAATCCAGAACCTGCCGCCTGACGAGTCATAGAACTTGTTAGGAAGCTGTATTTGTTGAGCAAAGTATCTAAGTTTTCATCAACAAATGGTTGTAAGTTGGTTTTTCTTGATTGCAAGAATGTGGAAAACTTAATTGGATTAAATTCTCCCGTTCCAACATCAGTAGCTTCTTTTCTAGCAGTTGCAAAGGTTGCCGCAGCTACATCTTGTTTAATATCAGATGGCAAAACTTTAGAAATCATCATTGCCGCCCGTTTTGCACCCTCTTGACCAGTTGATTCAGCAGAAACAATCCTACCTACAAGCTTGGATATATCAGTCTTCAATTCACCTGAGTTTGGATCTTTGATCATTGCAACTGCCAAATCAGCATCACGCAAAGGAATAACATTTCCTCTCCAGAATGATCGAGCTGATTGGAAAGCATCAGAAACAGATTGATTTTGAGTCAAAGACTGACCCCATTTTTCAATATCTCTGTCCATTGCCTCTAAAACTTCGTTCAAACGAGTTGTTTCTTTAGCACCAAACTTATTCTGCGCCTTGGCAACTGACAAAGCATCAGTTAAACCTTCTCGTGCTTTACGAATATCAGAAAAAGTAAAATCTACTGGCCCTTTAATTTCAGGAATAAATGGTTTTCCACCTTCGCTAACAATTAGTCCAGCTTCTTGTTTAACCTCTTCTTTACCCAATTTTGTACCAAAAGACGTTAGTTTGTTTTGTAAATCAGGTCTTTCAAGAACTTTAAAAAGATCGCCATATTCTGAAATTACTTTATCAACAGCCGCTTCAGTCTCAGTAGGACGAATCTTTGATAAATCATTTTGTCTAGCAAGAACATCTAACTTTTCATAAAGTTTATTGCCTTCTTTTGTAGCGTTTGTGTAGTTTGTTTCAACAGCTTTAACAATGTTTTCACCAGCTTTTCCTGAGTACTGAGCACCACCAGTTATGGCTTTTTCTACAGTACCGCCAGCTTTTTGAAGTTCTTTGGCATTTTGCTTTAAACGATCTGCAACACCACCAGCCCTTAATCTGTTCATCGCTTCAGCTGCACGAGTAGCATCATCACCAGTAAAGTCGCCTAGCAATTTAGGACTAATTCCAAGAGATGCAGAAGCGTCTTTTACTGCTTGAATGTTGCTTTTGAAGTCAAAGTTAGTGACTTTCTCTATTGGTCTTCCAGCAATACCTAAAACAGCAGTTGCGCCACCACTAATTAAACCAGCTTGAGTAGCGGCTTCTTGACGGCTTTCACCCTCTTTAACAGTCTTCGTAAGGCCCTCCCAAAGACCGCCAAAAAGACCTTGCTTTAAGATTTGAGCAACTTTCCCACCAGTGCCAAACCAACCCATCGTTGAGGCGGGTGCAGCGATCATCAGTTCGCCAACAATTTCCCCTGCCGCCCCGATTACTTTGTTATCGTAGGACAAACGATCAGGTTGCTTGGCAAGTTGTGCATTGAATTTATCAAGCGTTTGTTGTTTTGTTAAACCAGTTTTGGTGCCTAACTCAAGCACAGATTGCATTATTCCTTCTGCAAGTTCGTTGGCTTTGTTAACTTTACCTCTTTCAAAGTCAGTTAGGTACTTCTGTTGCAGTTTGTCTGCATCAGTTTTATTCTTCCATTCATCAAACAATCCCATGACTCAACTCCTTATAGTTTTTTCATAGAGCGCAAGTAATCTTCAGCCTCTTTTCGAGTTGGTTTGCCACCATTTGCTTTAATAAAAAGATCAATCTTTTGTTCCTTAGATAATTCAGTAGGTTTAGATTGTGTTTTCTGTGAAGCAGATGGTGTTGGTTGTTTTGCCTGAGTAGCTGGTTGTTCAACAGCAACTGGTTGTTCAACAGGAGCAGTTGGTTTTCCCTGAGACTGTAGCGCACCTCTTTTAGCAAGAAGTTCTTCTTGAAGTTTTTTCTCAGTTCTTTCCAATCCTTCAATTGCTCCAATCATCCTTGCTTGACTCAAAAATGTTGTATCACTTGCAATTTGATCTTTAGCTCGAGTTGCATCACCTTCTGTTTGCGTACCTTTAGCCATCAAAAGTAAAGTATTTACACGCTCAGTTAAGGCGCGTTTAATCTCATCTTTCTTAACTTGACCACCTTGTTCTTTAAATCCAAATGCTGGTGGTATTATTGCGCCAAGGAAATCAAAAGTATTGTCTTTGGCGTTATATTTAACTTCATTTGATTTCAATGAATTAAGGAACGATTGCAATTCTGGAGCTGATTGTTCAAGTTTTTTAAGGTTAGCTTCAATTACACCAATTTCTGTCTGTGATCCAGAAGGAAGATTTCCAGTAGTTGCTTGCTGAACAGTTGGTTTTGGAACTGTAGTAGGCTTCTCTTCACTAGAAGCACCCATTGCTTTATAAGCCAATGGAAATGCTTTTGAAGGATCTGTAGCGGCTTGAGTAACCATTTGACCACTAGCTTGATCAAAATAACTACGAGGCTTAGAGAGCATCTGACCAGCTATGTTTGCATCAGAAAGCTCTATTTGTGTTGGTGTTTCACCCGCAGCAATCTTGGTCTCAACACTTCGCAACGCCGAAATATATCGCTCATCACCAGTAAGTTTTGCTGGTTGCATTGCTTTCAACAATTGAGCATTTTGCGCTGCAATCCTTGCAGATGACTCTTGAAGTGATTTAGCACGATCAACAAGTCCTGCCGCCAATTGAGGATTACCCATTTGACTGGCAATTTTTGCGCCTTCAATCAATGATTTAGGATTTGTTAAATCAAGACCTCTAAGCAATTGATCTTGTTGTGTAATGCGATTTAACATTGGGTCTTCTACACCCATCAAACCCGCCACACCACGACCTAGTTGACCAATACTAGCTCGTAGACCCGCTTGAGCTGCCGCACCTGGTCTAAGTTGAGCTAATTTATAACCAGTGGCCAAATCTTGTTGATACTGTTGGTTTTGATACATCTCAGGTGTCAAACCAAATAGACCCGCTACCATATTTTCTGCCATGATAAATCCTTAATCAAATAAACCACCGAGGAGTCTGCCAAACATTGAACTAGGATTACCCGCCCCAATTAATGCTTGTGCTGCAAGATTTCTTGTAGCATCAGCACTTGTAGCCAATTCAGCGCTTAGACCTGCACCTTTCAGTCCAAGTTGTCCAACATTAGCACCTGCTTGAGCCGCTGTTTGACCAAGATTAGTACCCATAGTCAATGGTTGTTGACCAAGAGCCTCAAGCCCTTGAACTTGTCCCAAAGCAGTTGTATAGGGTGCATAAGCCGATTGCTGACCACCATAGTACTGACCCATTGCACTAGCACCTTGACCAAGCAATCCCGCACCAAACTGAACTTGCTGTTGACCAGCTTGTTGGGCTTGAGCAGCCAACTGAGCCTCTTGCATTGCACGAGCGTTATACAGAGCCTGTAACTCAGGAGTCGTAGCGCCATAAGAGCCACCTTGAGCAACAGAAAGACCCGAACGACCTTGCTGTTGTAGTCTGTTTTGCAGATTAGCCAACTCCAACTCTCTGCCTGGTTGCAACAGAGCCAACTGTTGATTCAAGTAGTTTTGAGCAACAGATTGAGGGCTTTGAGCCAGATACTGATTACCAAGGTTAAATAGAGATTGAGCGCCTGTTTGCAAAGGAGCAAATTGTGCTTGTGCTTGTTCTGCTTGTGTTAGACCTTGATTCTGTAAAGCAACCAATCTATCCTGTTGGGCTTTAGCTTCAGGAGTTAGTGTGTAACCCGCACTAATTAATCGTCCAGTTGTAGGATCAACTTCGAATTGTGATGTTCCAAATCGAGTGGTCATGCCAACAGGTCTAAACTGAGCCGCTTGTTTAGCCGCTTCAGTCTCTCTGTCAATCATTGCTTGAGCCTTTTGAGCCGCTTCTCTTGATTCTTGCATTTGAAGCAAGTTGCCAAAAGTTCCTAAACCACCAGAAATAAGGCTTCCAAGGCCAGAACCTAAACCAGAACCTAGAGCGCCAACTCCAGTATTTAAAGCACCAGTTCCAAGATTTGCCATTGTGTTACCTACCCCCCCTACTGTAGCGGCTGTACCCGCACCTGTTCCTAGCAATTGAGTTCCTAGGGTAGAGCCAGACAAAACACCAGTACCAGTTAAAGACGTTGAACCAGTTGTTCCTAATAAACCTGCACCCAAAGCAGAACCAGACAAAACCCCTGTTCCTGTCAAACCAGAACCCGCTGTAATACCAGCACCTATTCCTGAAGTTCCAAGACCAGCAGTACCAGCATTTAAACCTAAACCGCTAGAACCTGCTGTAATACCAGTTCCACCACCCATACCAATTACTTCAGGGGCTAAAGTAGGTGCGGCCACCGATGGAGCAACAGCCGCCAGTTCAGAACCTAAAGCGGGGGCAATATTAGGAGCAACAGCCGCTACTTTAGGAGCTACTGCGGCAAGGCTAGGAGCAGCACTTGAGAGTAAACCACCACCCGCCGCCGCAAACTCTGCCGCTGGTAGTCCTAATGCGGCTGCTTCTGTAGCTGTTAAACCTAATCCTGCGGCTTCTGCGGCTGTCAATCCAGTTGCCGCACCACCACCTAATGCACCGCCACCACCAAATAGACCACTACCACCAAGACCGAAATAAAGACCCGCACCAATTAGGGCAGGTTTTACCCAACTAGGAACATCTGAACTAGAAGCACCAGTTGTAAAAAACAAAGGCTTTCCTTGGGCATCAAACTCTACTCGGTAACCAGTATTTCCCTTACCTTCAAAAGTACCGCCAAAGGCATTACCTGTCTGACGTTCGCTATAAGTAACTGGAACGGCTTGGCCTGTTTCTTTGTTGCCAAAGGTTTGTTCAGTTTGCTTTTGGTAGATTGGATTGCCTGATTCATCAGTTCCCATGTACATATCAACTTCTTTGGTAACAGGGCCAAATTGGTTAATGTCAGTAATACCAATACCCGCAAGAATCCGAGCCATGTCTTCAGCATTAGCCTCTGCTGATCCACGACCTTGACCAGTCCATTTATCAGTTGTTCCTTGGGCAAGAATCTGTTGCTTTAAAACATCAATGATGGATTGAGATGGGTTTCTGGATTCTGTAGGAGCAGACATATCTACAGCACCCATTCCACTATCTTCATAGTTCATCAGAAAATTGTCTTCTCTTATTCTTGCCATAATTTTTACTCCACTTTAGGGATTTCTGTTATCAACTTACCAAGGCGTACCAGTAGCTTTCACAGGGTTCTTTAGCAACTCAATCTGAGCTGCCAAAGAAGCCTCAGTAGCCTCTTTATCGATAGATTCCCAGACCCAATTAAGGACAGTTGCTTCTGTGAGGGAAGCATAAGGAATAGTAGGAGTACCTTCAGCCCATGAGACTGTTGCGTAGGCAGAGGCAGAGTGTTCTCCGTCTACTGCGGTTGCTGTCCAATGTGCTGTGGTTACAAAACCATCGTCTGTGTTGCGATCAAGGGTTGGGATTTTCCAAGTGTATGTAGTCATGATTGTTTCCTTTTAAATTCTGGCAAATTTGCCGTGATACAAAACTCTTGCCTCTTGGGATACAAGACCTGCAAGTTCTAAATCTTTAAAGTAGCCAATGATGATTGACTTTCCGTTCTTCATTAAACGAACAACCCAAGCCTTACTGTACTTGTGCCATGAGACACCCGCATAACCAGAGGTATTGCTTGCTATCTCACCACGATTGCATTGATTCTCGCTTCTAGTGGCTTCACGCAAGTTCTCAAGTCTGTTGTCTTGTCTGTCACCATTGATATGGTCAATCTCTTTAGGCAAGTAGCCATGCTCAAGCAAGAATATCAAGCGATGAACTTTGTGAGGCTTGCCCATCCAAGTGACATGACGATAGCCAGTAGGATGGATTGAGCCAACTTCCTTGCCAACAAGATATTGCTTGTTAGGATGCATGACTTTTTTCCAATACAAATGACCATCCTTGTGGTCAAAGTATTCTGCTACTAAGGCTTGATTCATTAAAAAATCCTTGTCAAACTGTATGTATATGTTTGAGTGGTTACTAAACCTGTTACTCGCAAAGTATTATTTGCTGGAGATGTAAGAGCAAATCCATTTCCATTTGAAATAAGTCCTAAAGTAACACCACCAGCACCATTAACATATACTGATTGAATAACAAAAGTTGTTGTGTTTGTGTCGCCCCTACAAACAACAGTATATGCAGCACCAGAAATTAACCCAGTTATATCTTCAGTTGCGGTATTTGCCAAACTTGCTGTTGTTGCTTGTCGAGTAATAAAATTGCCACCGACAATTTTTGTAGTATTAGATAAAAGACCTTGAGAACTTGTAGTTCCAACTAAATAATCACCACTAGATGTAAGCGTAGCCGCCTGAGTAAAGGTAATGGCGTCCCCTGCTGTGCCTGATGGGGCGATATTCCACTTATATGTCCCGTCTGACATTGCAAACAGATTAGCTGCTACAGAAGATGCTTTATAAGTCCAGCTTCCACTTGTGTTCAAATAAGCATTTGTAGCAAGTTCAAATGTTCCTGCGGTATTGCTTCTTCCCTGTATAGCACCACCTGCGCCAAGGTCAATGGCTCTACTAAGTGAGTACCAAGCACTAGGAGTAACTCCTAATCCAAGGTTGCCAGAGGTGTCAAACTTTGCAACAACAGAACCATTGGTCAAGATGCCTAAAGCGTGGTTTGAGAATGTACCAACAAGACCACCAGAATCGTAACTAAAGCCAGAAGTGATTGTGCCGTTGCCTGAGCCAAGAACGCCACGAACATCCAACTTATAAGCAGGTGAACTTGTACCAATACCTAGGCCTGTAGAGGTTAGGCGCATTTGCTCTGAGCCGCCTGCATACCAACCATGAGCACTAGCAGTTTGAAAAGAGATTACTGAACCATTTGCAGTAAAATTATGCTCTCCGCTTGTTGGAACATTATAAAGAAGACGACTACCAGCACCATTTGTTCCAATCTCTAAAGCAGAGGATGTTGGAACTGAGCCATTGCCAGTAATACCAAACTTTCCAGTTGTTGCAATAGTAGTCCCATCAAAAGTAAGCGCAGAGCCACTTGTAACAACTTTAGAGCCGTTTAAATAAGTAACACCATTGGCAGTACCACCCGAGAGGGTTACGTTGCCAGAAGCCGCTAAAGTGGTAAACGCACCAGTAGATGCAGTAGTCGCACCAATGGTTGTGTCGTTGATTGTTCCACCAACTATTGCCGCAGAAGCATTGTCTGTCTTTGTAGCAATCGCAGTAGCAATGTTATTGAACTCAGTATCAATCTCAGTACCACGAACAATCTTTAGTGGATCACCAGGCGTTAGATTGTCTTTAGTTGCAAAATTAGTACTTTTTGAATAATTGGACATTTAAGATACCTTTCCGTTCTTAGATTGAATTTCAATCTTCTGAATTGACAACTGAGTGCCGTTAATCGTAGTTTCGTAACCAGTTTGAACAATCTTGCCCATACCAGAAGCATTCACATCCAATGTCCTGATAAGCACACCATTTGAGTACTGAGCAACCCCATATTGGGCTACTCCATACTCGGAGACAGATTGTGTAGCAATGTTTGCATTAGCAGATAAATAGTTGGCAGCAAAGTCAAATCCCCACTTGATCGTCACAGTTTGGTTTGAGCCACCAATAATGATTGTCTTGATCCTCTTAAGAACAGAAATCTGATTCTCATTGCCCAAATCAGCATGGTTGGTGTAGTACGCCATCCGATAAGTAGATGTGTTATCTAAGTAACTATCATACTTACCAATATATCCCGTCTTACCAATGTATAAGTCACCATTTCTAAGCGAATACAAAGACTTAGGAGTGATGGAATCCCACTTGGTTACTCTGTTAGACCCATCTTGCAATTGCATCTTTGTATCAAAACAATAGACTTGTGCAGATGTAGGCAAAACCAATAGATAAAAGGCATTCTTTTCTGAGTAGACAGACTTGAGGTTAGCCAATGTTTCAACGGCTAAATAATTGATTAAATCGGAACGAACATTTTTAGAGATGTCTCTCAAAGGAGCAGACTTCTCTTGAATAGTTCTCATCAATGAACGAACACCAGAGTCTGACAAGAAAATTACATCAGTACCAATACTCTGAATAGAGTCTCTAGCGATACATCCAATAGAGCCTACTGTGTCACTTATAGCAAGAGTAGCAGGAGTAGTAGCACCAGCATAAACAAGAATTTGCCGCTTGCCAAAGATAAATAGAAAATCATTGTGTGCTGCCAATCCCATGATCTCATCAGACCCATTAGGCCATACACGAGAAACATCCAAAGTACCAGTAGTACCACCAGACCACACATGACCCGCAATCAGGTCTGAGAAAGTAATCGTTACCTTGTCAGTCGTGGTATTAGCAACCCACAAGCGACCAAATGCAGAAATACAGATGTTCGCAGAAGGAACAGTCCCTACATAACCAGTCTTCTCAGAAACTCTGCGATAAGTGGTTGTACTCACCGCTGGGTCGTAAATCAATGGATCGTGTCCAGATTGAAAGAAATAAGTAATCCCATTCAAAGAAGCACAATGCCAGTTACTAGCAGTAATGGTAGGAGCAGAACCACCCCCCCCATAGGTCAACTCAGTCACAGCATTGGAAGTGCCAAGTTTGAACAACTTATTGTTGCCAGCAAACAACACCGTCAATGTGCCATCAATCTGTACTAACTCATGGATAACAGTTACATCGTTAGAGCCAAGGTTTCCAGATGAAGGATTAACCAATGTATAACCCTTGCGAGCGCCAATGCGTCCATATTGGTCAATCACGCAATTAGAGGCAACCAAAGCAAAGCCAGAAGACAAATCCAACGGAGAGTCTTGCGTATTCAGGCCATAAAAGCCTGGTGCGCTTACGCTGTTACTTTGTAGTGGTGAAGCCATTAAACTGCCTCAAAACTTGTTTCTTCAGGGTAACGGGTGCTCTCTGTTGCAATGGCATCAGACAACATCCCACGGAATAAAGCATAAGCCTCTGAACTATTAGTGCCACCATCCTCGCCACGCTCAATCAAAGCACGAGCATAGGCACTCTGAGCAACCAAATAGTCCAAGACCTTCACAGATGTGCCATCAGAAGCCAAAGCAGCTTGTGGAACAATCACATCAAAGTAGATTGTATAAACGCCATCAGGAGGAGGATAGACATCAATCTTTGTGTCTCCATTTCCATCAACACCATTGAAACAGTATTCAGTTGGTACACCAGAGACAGGCGTTGTGAAGTTCAACTTACGATTCATCACAGTAAAAGGAACATCGGTCAATCCAACATTGTTGGTGACATTGATAGCATCCATTACACGGAACTTCTGACCAACACCAGTCAAAGCGTAAGAAGTAGTGCCACCCGCAGTAGTGACAGTTATTGTTTGAGACAGACAATTCCAAGTGTATGAGTCTTCAATCTGGCGTTTGGCATCGTTGACAAACTTGCCAATCAAAGCAGAGTAAGAAGTCTCGGAAACAGTAGAAACATTAGTTTCACGCAATCGTGTCAATACATCGTTGACAAGCTCTAAGTAGGTCATGTTCTTTGCGCTCCAAAGACTTCAAATGTTGCAATTACACTAAAGCTACTACCAGCCTCTGTTGTTACCTGAAGTTTGTCACCTTCTTCAAAAACAACACAAGTATCTTTGCTAAACTTACTAAGATACTCTTTTGCTGTAAAAGGCACTTCAGTCAAAATATCATGGGAAGCAGAAGCACTCACATCATTCCACACAATGGAAATGTTCTTTGTTGATCCACCAATGTTGTGGATGTAAATTAAAGTGAGAGTGGCAAAGTACCCCGTTGGTACTGTGTAAACAGTAGTCAGCGTAGCGGCTGTGGGTTCAACTCCAACGGATACTGGTCTCATTTATTCCTCTTAGAGATCGCCTTGGCTTTTGCCCTAGCGTCTTCCTTGGACGATGCGCCCCAAGCTCTAAGAGATAATAGAAGTCGAGTAGGCTTTCCATCTTTCATCTCAGCGCCAGGCATATTGCCCATACGTGCTAAAAAGGAGGCCCTTGCAGGGTTGTCGCCCGACTTTTTTGGAGGGTTTAATTTCCCACCAGTTTCTGCATTATACGATGCTCTTCCCTTGGCATTCAATCCCCCAGAAGGAGATTTTCCTTCTTTTCTTTGCCAAGCAGGAGTTTTCATTTCTTTACCTTTTTTGGAGGTGTGTGTGTGAGATTCTTGCTACTAGGTGTGTGCTTTGCACCTGTCATCAACATACCACCTTCTTTGTGGACAGGCCCTTTGTAGACCTTTCCATTGGGTAGATAGTGTGTGGCTGTCTTGCTCATCACTTAGCCTTCTTAGCAGTCTTAGCCGCAGCCTTAAATGCCGCCTCAGTAGGAGCGCCCTTAGAACCAACCTTACGCATCTTTTCCTTAGAACCCGCCTTGATGCGTTCTTGTTTAGCATGAATATTTGCGTAAAGACCTTGTTTCATTTCTTTTTCCTAGCTTGGCTTAGAGCAATGGCAATAGCCTGTTTCGGCTTCTTGACCACAGGGCCACCCTTACCAGAGTGCAACTCACCCGCCTTAAACTCACGCATAACTTTGCTGATTTTGGCCTGACGGGCAGTCTTTTTCATTTGCTACGACCTGATTTCTTCATCATGTTAGTAGCGGTACGGCTACCACGCACAGGCATAGCTCTTGGCTTACCAACAGCAACCATAATAGCTACAGGCATACCTTTAGCCTTTTTAGGCATCTTTGAACTGGTCATTTTGGTTTTACCGTACATATCATCACCTTATGAGTTTAGTTGCAACAAAGGAAACTATGCCACCTAGAACAGAGGCAATAGCCATTCCTACAAACATACCACCCTTGGATTTGTTAGCCATCTCCAAAAGCAATTTAATATCTTCTCGCATGGCATGAACTTCTGTTTGAAGCGCCTGAACTTGGGCTTCTAGTTTGCCAAACTCTCGTGGGTCAATCTCAGACATTTGCTACTTTCTTTGGCCTACCTAACTTCTTAATAGGCGGCGCTAAAACAACAGGTTTATCATTGTTTTCGACCACTTCTTCTTGGTCGATTCTGACATAGCCCTGATGACCCTTCATTGAATCAATATCGTGCTGTTGCGTAAATGTAACAGTCTGACCGCTTGCTAAACACCGAAAGGTTGCCATAAGAACTCCGTTAAAAAGGGGGTTTTTAGCCCCCTTTTAGATTAGACCATGCGAACAACAACAATCTTCATTGTTGTAGATGCTAAGTCAACAGGGCCAGTACCTGACTCGTTCTGAATACGGAACTTGACTGTGTTTGCGGCAGAAACATAACCTGTTACTGTCAAACCAACCAAGTCCACACCCAAAGATGCGCCAATTACCATATCACCCAAGGCCACGCCTGGTACTGTTATGTCGTCTGTCTCACCTGCTCCGTCAGCCAAAGAGCCAGCGTTCATGGTGCAAGTAACTGCCCATGTATCGCTGAACAGGCCACGGAACTGGTCATTACCTCTACGAGATACGACTGCTGATGCGGTTGCCATAATATTTCTCCTAATTAAGTTTAAAAAGTCCCCCCACCATTACGGCAGGGGGCGCAACTGCAATTAGGCTGGTACTGCCAAGGCAAAAGCACCAGAAGCGTTAGCAGCAGAGCTAGTCGCACTAGTACGCAGAGCCTTCACACCATAAATGGTGTCAGCAGTAAACAATGTACCAAGGTACTCTTGTTTGTACTGAGTCTGTGAACGGATGCCCAACTGCTCAACCAACACCATAGAGTCTTTGTGACCCATCAAGCAGATACGGTCAGCGCCAGAGTTACCAGCACCAGTATCAGCGTTAGATGAGGCAAACACAGCCATGCCGTACAACTGACCGATTTCACCATTGCGAATCGCATCGCCGTTACCAACGAATGCTTGCTCGGTGTAACGAGCCAGACCCATCAAGGTGTTACGGCTTGAAGGTGGAATCAGGAAGAAACGACCGTCCATAGGAATGTCGTTGTCGTCCAAACGCTGAATGGTGCGGCGAATAGCGGCATCAGTCAAAGCGGCGGCGTTAGAGGATGTGCTGTTGTAAGCAGTAGTACCATCAGAACCAATGAAGGCTTTGGTGGTTGTATTGCTTGTAGCATAGTCATCAGTACCGACAGTAGCACCGTTAAATGCACGACCCAAACGAACCAAGTCTGTGTCAATACGGCGAGCCAAGGCATAACCTGCGTCTTCTGTGTAGAAAGAACGCAAAGATGTCAGAGCTTGCACTTCAACGATGTCCTCGATCAAGCGTGAGTACTCATAGTGGTTGTTGATCAACACTTGAATATTTGTGTCGCTTTCAGCAATCAAAGTCACAGCGTCTGTAGCGGCTTTTGCAGAAGCAGAACCACGAGCAGGGCTAGGGATATTGATGGTGTCACCCTTCTTGCCTTTGAAAGACATCTTCTTGACCAAATTGGCCAAAACGAGGTTCTTTTTGTAAGCGGCAACAATTTCATCACTCCAAATCTCTGGAATAAAGTTAGCTGCGGAAGTAGTGGTTACACTATTTGTGGGGGAAAAGGCGGTATTTGCCATAGTTAAATCTCCAAAAAGTTAAGTTTACTTAACCCTACCCTCTTGATACGCTTGCATGATTTCATCAGAAAGCGCCTCATAGCGAGAAGGATCTTGCATTTTCAGCCGAATAAGGTCTGCCCTACGATAGACCCTCTTTGATGCTTCTCCAGAACCACCCACATCAACCCCCGCCGCTTTCAAGTTCTGTTTGCGAGTTGCCTCACCAGCATTGCTTGTTTGCTTCTGTTTTACAGAGCGAAGTTCTTTGTAAGTAGATAACAGTTCATTGGCTGAATCATAGTCGAATTCTGCATCAGCTTTCTTGAACAAATCAATGCGTACAGGGCTAGATTTAACCCAATTTGCAAAGTCCTCATTTTTAGCAATATCGCCAAAATCAGGGTGTTCTTGTGCCAACTTTTGCTGAATCTGCGCCCTTTTAATCTCTAGCGTGGCTTGACGCGCCGCAAGGATGTCAGGGTGACTATCAACAGTTCTCTGTACTGCCTTCTGTGGATTCTCAAAGAAATCTATTTCAGGCTCTACATCTCTAGTCTGTTGCTGTTGTTTAACAGTGAGGTTCTGCCTAATGAGTTCATCAGCGAGCTTTCGGACTTCTCCGACCTCTTGCGCTTGCTTACCAATTAGCTTTTCAGCCTCTTGGTGCATACGCACGACTTCATCCAAACTTTTATCCCGATATTTCTCGGGGAGTTCTGGCCTCTGTTGTTGCTCTACCGCTTCAAGTTCATTTGGCTCTTCATCAATCAACATACTTTTTCCTTTTTCCTGCCGCTTTCGGTTGTAGGAGATTCAACTCGGCATAATTGCTTATGAGTTGAGTTTGCGTTCAGATTTCAACTTGTCGACATGGCTCTTTCCAAATTTGGCATAAGCCGATGGAAAAGAACCAGACCATCCTTCAAGTCGAAATGCTGGCGCAGATAATGAGCGTGTTGCATTTGCACCACACTCACACATTAGACCCGTTGCCTCATAATCAACGAATCTCTCTGTTTTGTGTCCGTTTTCACAGACATAATCATAAAATTTCTTCATACGCTCTCTCGCTGATCTCTTTAAGATTTTTCAGCCAAGTAAGTATAGATAGCTCACCTTTTTTGAATTGTAGGTCTTTTTCGGTATCTATCGTTGATATATTATTTATAGAGACAATAATTTTGTCAATATCTTCAATTAAATCTTTCCACCCTTCGTGAGACATCATCTCAAAACGGGCTTCGTAGTACTTTTGAAGTTCTTGATTCATAAATATTATTGACTATAAATTAAAAGGTATACCATTGTGTTGCTGTTGAAGCAAACAATTCAATAGTCAGACCTGCAACTAAAGAAAAAGACGCATTAGCGCCAAGTGCATTGATTTGTCCACCAGTTGCAGGGTAAATCTTCAAAGTATCTGCCGCATCAGTATTCCTTACAAGGATACGCATACCAGCCACAGCGGTTGGAAGTCTTACACCATCAGCCGCTGCCGCAACAACAGTTACGTTATTGATGTTTGAAACTAAGGCTGTTGCAGTTGCTTGAGTTGCACCAGCCGCAGATACTGCCGCACTAATACTGTCAATCACTAATCCGCTTAGTGTGGTTGTACTTGTTGCTCCAGATACAGCAGAACCAATAGATATGGTGGTAGTAGAACCAGATACACCAGAAGTTCCAATGTTAATAGCTTTAGTTGAGCCAGATACTGTTGCACCTGCACCGAGAGAAACAGTTTGTGCCGCTGTGCTTGTTGCAAGTGTTGTTGTACTCGTAGAAGTTAATGTTCCACTAACACTTGTTGTACCAACAGTAATGTTTCCAGCAGTAAGTGCACTTTGAACAGTCAAATTTCCATCAACATAAGCATTTTCACCAGCAATGAAGTTTCCATTTACTGATAACTGTCCACCAACGTATGCCTTCTCTGTATCAACTTTTATTGAATTTGTTGTTGTGTTGTATTGGTAAATAGCGTCTGCGGTTACGTCAACAACAAACACTCGGTTTGCAGAGCTACTATCAATAAACATCCCCGTTGGATTAATTGCTTGGAAACCAATATAAAAATTGTTAACAGGTGTTGCAGTGCTAACATTCCACGCAGTGCCGAGGTTGTATTCCCAGATGTCATCACCAGTTGAACCAACAACCCACATCTTTGTTCCGTCAGCACTTAGGTTTACTTGGTTAGCCGTAGCTTCTTGTGTTGCAACACTGTAAAAAATGCCACCGTAAGAAGCGGTAGATACATCCCAAGCAGTGCTTAGTGAGTACTGAAAAACCGTATCAGAAGCTGTACCAACCACATACATTACTGTGCCGTCTGGCTTAAACCATAAACCAGTTGGCGTACCTTCTTGTGATGCAACGCTAAATGACTTGTTTGCATAGGAAGCTGTAGCAACGCTCCAAGCCGTTCCAAGGGTATATTGGAAAACTGCGTCACTTGTACTTCCAATAACATACATAGACAAACCATCAGGTTTGAAAAAGATATCTTGTGGTGCAGTGTCTTGTGCGGCTGTAGAAAACACAGTGACAAATGTAGCTGTCGTAATATCCCAAGCAGTGCTTAGTGTGTATTCGTTTACATCATCACCAGTACTTCCGTTGACGTACATCTTTAAACCATCAGCACGGAAAAACAAACCTGTTGCGTTACTTTCCTCGCCAATAACAGATTTAGTTTTACCAGAATAAATCCAACTAGTAATGCCAGTATTCTGCAGTAGGGTTGTCTCGCTTGTTTCAGTTGTTACAGCAACTTCTGTGAACGCTCCTGTAGACGGTGTTGTAGCGCCAATCGTAGTTCCATCTATTGAACCCCCAGTAATATCAGCAATTGCTGTATTGGTAGACATGGTGCTAATGACTTTGATCTTTTCAGCTAAATCACTAGCAACTACTTCACCAACATTGATCTCTCTTCCAGTAGACAAAGTGATAATCAATGAACCATCAAAGTCAATCTTTGCATCAGTTACAGATACACCATCTGCACCATCTTGTCCATTCTGACCATCTTTACCATCACGACCATCTCTGCCATTAACTCCATCTCGACCAGGCGCTCCATCAAGACCTCTGTCTCCTTTGTCACCTTTTTCAGGAACAATGGACTTTGCAATCTCTAGTTGGTCATTGACCTTCTTTTCCATCACTTTGATGGCTTCGACAATCAACTCAACATTGTCATTAACGGCTTGTTCCTCATTGTTACGCATCGCAATGAGAGTTTCTTCCATCTGATTGATGGCGGCTAGTTTTTCATCAAAAGACGAATCTCCCGACTCAATACTTTGGATCAACTCTTTGATACTAGCCATTTCTTAATCCATCTGTAAGTTTAGTCAAGAAATCTTGTTTTACCTTGCTTTGAGCATTAAGTTTATCTGCCATCTGCAATTCAACAATCTTAGACTTGTTCTTAATGTCAGCTTCTTTGAGCATTAGGTCAGCAATCTTAACCCGTTTATCAAACTCCTTAGAGGCTAAATCAGCATCATTTGGAAGATTCTTAGTGTTCGCTGCCATGCTCTTGGCTTGAAGTTCCATAGGCATTAACTGAGTCTCAGTCAACAACTTCTGCGCTTCAGCACGATTTTGCTCTGCTTGGGTAGTTTGAACTGCAATCTGAGCCTGTGCCGCTTGTAGAGCCAACTGCTGTTGTGCTTGTTGCATCTGTTGTGCTTGTGGATCAGGTTGAGCCATTTGATCCAACATCTGAATCAACTCATGTCTGTTAGACAAGGATGAATTGGTCATAATTCCCTTGAGAATTACTGGCAAAACAGGTGTATTTGGGCCAAGAGTCTGGAGCAAGGAGATGAACTGTTGTTGTTCATGTTCTCTAGCAATAATACCCAATGCCGCCGTAGGAATGAACTTCAGGTCAACAGTAGGGTATCTTTCTGGGTCAAACTGCATATAACGATATGCCGCCTTCATAATGAAGGGAATCATAAAGTCTTCTTGGAAGTTGACCAATGTTCTCTTGTACTTCTTGATGATAGAAGCAACAGCCATTGAGATGCCACCTTGACCCGCATCTCTCGCAACAGAAGATACCATCCCTTGAGAGTCCAAAGTGCCAGTAGCTTGCAAAAGCATACGCTCAAACTCTTTGGCAGTAGACAGATTAGAACCATCTGTATTGCCAAACTTGAATGGGAACAGAATCTCGTTAGGATTGCCGTTTGTCAGGATTGCCTTGCCTGGCTTCACCTCAAACTTAGCACCCCTTGGTAAACGAGTGGCATCCATAGCCATCATTGGGCTAGTTGTGAGTGCTAATGAGTCCAAATGTGAGCGAATCTGGGCATCAATGGCCTTTTGAGAGTTGTAAGCCTTCTCAACAGTACCACGACCCAATAGACGATTAGGAACTGTATCGTCCTGATAAGCCAGAATTGGCCTATCTTTCATCATGTAAGGGTTCTTTTCTGCCTTGAGAAGCACTCCTTCGTTAGCAATAACGATAATTGCCTCAACCAGATCGGAATACTCGTCTTGAACAGAGTCTTCAGGGAATAAATCCTCTACTTCTTCCTCATCTTCGAGTTGTTCAAGGTATTCACGAGGAACTAGGCCATAGTAGGTCAATAAACGCACTTTGTCGTCTTGATATTGGCTCAGTTCTTGGGTAGGTTCAAGGTCATTGTCCTCAGAATCAGTACCAACCTTTACTTTTCGGTATATACCATCTTCTTGACCTTTGACAATCTTGTGGATGGAGACAAACTTCTCAATCGCAACACCCATACAGTCATCAATAGATGTCCCATTAGGGTCAAACAAGAAGTTTTTAGGGTTAACAGGGACAATCTTTACTGCAATACGGTCTTTTTCCATCACTCCGATGGCTGCTTGACCGACTTGACCAGGTATCGGTTGGGTACTAGGAACATAGACTTTCTCTGTTTTAACAACAATCTCGCCTATACCAGTACCATAAATCTCTGCCATCAACTCAATTTGGTCAATAGACTTGCGAATCTTATCAACCTTGAAGTCTTCCATCAGTTGAGCCTTGATCATGGCTACATCTAGTGGAGAACCATTGACATCCCTTACATCGTCTTGAATATCAAAGAACTCACCTTGACCAAAGATAGCCTCAATGATCTCTGCATGACGGGTTTCAACAGCTTGTTGGGTAGCGGGAGTGACAATACGGCTTCTCTCAGAGTCACGGGTCTTGTCTTGAGCATCCCACTCACCAGTAAAGATACGCTCATATTCAAGCCAATCATCAAGAAAGTTGGTATCTCGATAGTTTCTCCAACGGTCACAATGGTCAACCACGAAAGAGACTAGCTCTTTGTCGCTATCAGTTGGTTCGTCAAACTGAGAAAATGTGTCCATCACACCCCCGATATAATGTCTACAGGTTGCCACTCATCGGTATCGTCCTCTTCAAAATAGGAAGTGACGGCGATCTGGTCGATATAACTAAGCGCATCAGGAAGGTCATCGTGAACTCCCTGTGCGGGGAAAAGCAAGAGCTGATCAATGAATTCATCCCAATTCTCTTCCGAATTTAAGATGATTCTGCCATGTTCAAAGCGTCCTTGCAATGCCCAGATGATTCTATCCGCTTTTTTCCTGTTCCCATGCGTCATATCCTCAATATGAGCATAGATGTTACTTTTCCTCATCAAATCACTCAAATAGGGCAAAACAGCGTTCTTTAACGCCCCCCTCTCAATCCCCACGCAAACAGGTCTGTATTCCCTAATCGCCATCAAGATGTTCACAGCAGTCGTTCTAATATCCCACCTACCATGAATAATCTTCTTGACAAACCACTTACCATCCTCAGTCACCTTCACCACACAGATAGCAGACTCATCTAACCGCTTCTTAGCATTCCCCGCTTGCTTGGCAACCTCCTCAAACCCAGCCAAGTCAATCGCTATGTAGTAAGAACCCCTGTCAGGCTCCTCCCCATACTTAATCCACTCCTCCTTAAAAACATCACTTCCCGCATTGGAGAAACTAGCCATGTACTCTTGTTTGAAAGCAAAGGTACTCAAGGTCTTCTTGGCACTCTCAATCTCTGTAGGGTCAATCAAAGGGTTATCTTGGGTCGTAAAGTGCCAACTCTTCCAATCAGGGTCATCTTCACTCTCCCCCAACTTAAAGGTGTCATAGAACCAGTTCCTCCCCTTTGGAGTCCCAATAAACAAGGCTCTACCCTTCTTGTCGGACAAAGAAGCCCTAATAACCTGTTCCCAAGCCTCTGGCTTAATATCCGCTACCTCATCCAGTACCGCATAGGTCAACGACACACCCCGTAAGGTATCAGGTCTATCAGCCCCACGAACATAAATCCTAGCCCCGTTTATCAGGGTAATGTCTAGGTTATTTACATGACTACTCTGGATAACCTCTCTACCAAGGTCTAACAGTAAATCCCAGATAATCTGCCTAGACTGTCCCATCGTGGGAGACACATAAAGCACAGCAGACCCCTGTGGACACTTGAGTCCCTCTATCAATAGAGTAACCGCCGCCATACGAGACTTCCCACACCGCCGACCAGCAGCCACAACCTTAAACCTTGTTTTATCAGCAAAGACCTGTTGTTGCCACGGTAAAAGACTAAAGTTCAAATCAGCCATATTTAGCCTCTACATCTTCTGGTTGTTCAGGGTCTATTACTGTTGGCTCTACCCCTAATCCTGTGATATTAATCGTCACAGCACTCCTCTGACTCTTATCCTTCTCAAACATGGAAACAGGCAATGTCCTGTCCAAACACATCTTCAAAGCCACTAGTTGATGCGGATGCTCGTCATTCAACGCTATCTCTATCACCTTCTGAGCAACATCCTTACCCCCACTCCTAATCATCAACTCCTTCAACTCCCTCAACCTCTGGTGATCAGTCTTAGGCAATACAGACGGAGGGTTATCAGCAAACCTCTGTATCGTCATCTTCACAGAACCCTTTGGTCTACCACGACCTCTTTTCAATTGTTCCATTTGTCCTCCTTGGATGGAATCCATTTTCACTTTTTCGGAATGGAGGGTGTACCACAAATTTCTCTACACACCACCATCCCCCTCCCCCCCCATCATTCCATACACCTAGGGTTTACCCTCATGGTTATCCATACAGTACTGTCTAGGCATACAGCATAGGGTTTACCCTTAGTGCAAAGGTTATGCGTTTTTTGCATAAAGTAGAGAAGGCTTCGATGC